AGATCGTGCCGAGCATCGCTGAAGCGCTGAAGAGGTGAAGCATGGACTGGAGCCTGTACCCCGACTTCCGCGAGCATGAGTTCCGCTGCCGGCACTGCGGGGTCGCGGCGATGAAGCCCGAGTTCCTAGAGCGTCTGCAAGCCCTGCGCACGGCCTACGGCAAGCCGATGAGCATCTCGTCTGGCTACCGCTGCCCCGAGCACCCCATCGAGAAGGCCAAGGCGCAGCCTGGGATGCACGCCACGGGCCTCGCTGCCGACATCGCTGTCAGCGGCGCGGAGGCCGTGGCGGTGCTGCGCCTGGCGATGGCGCAGGGGTTCACGGGCATCGGGGTGCAGCAGAAGGGCACCGGGCGGTTCATCCATCTCGACACCCGCACCGAGCCGACGATCTGGTCGTACTAGGTCAGTACGATCACCACCGCGGCGATGGTTGACACCAGCAGCGCCGCGACGAGCAGCGTGGTGCTCAGGCGCTCCTCGGCGAACGATACCTCGTCGTCTGCCCCGATCTCGCTGGCAGCCTCGGCGGGCTGCGTCCAGTCGTCCGTCCTGCTCATTTGCGTGCTCCCCATACGATGACGGGCTTGTTGCGACCCGGGCACGGCGCTTCGCCCACGGGTTCGATCAGGCCCATTTTGCGCGCGTTTGCGATCCCCACGGTGACCGTGGAGACCTTCGACCCAGCCCGCTGCGCCAGTTGCCGTGTGGTCATGGGACCGTACTCGTCCAGCAGCCTGACGTACTGCTTCAAGGTCACACCCCCTTCTGTTCACGGTACTGCTTGACGGCCCCGCGCAGTGCCGACTGCGTGGTGGCCTTCTCATTCAGCGCGATGGCCTGCGCCTGGTCGAGCGTGTCGCGGCACATGATGCGATGACAGATCACCGGGGCACCTTGACCCTGCCGGCGCAGGCGAGCGTTGAACTGGTCGTACAGGTCCAGGCTCCAGTTGAGCCCGAACCAGACGAGTGTGCGGCCCGTCTTCTGCAGGCCGTCGATCCCGTGGCCCATCGACGCCGGGTGACCGATCATCAGTTGACAGTCGCCCTTCTGCCACCGATCCATCGCGCTGGTGAGCGAGCCCTCGGTCTTGCACTCGGTCAGGTTGATCGGCCGCAGTGCCTTGAACCGCTCCATGATCCGCTCGGCATCGCTGCGGTAGGCGTAGGCGCACAGGACCGGCGAGCCCTGTGCCCCGTCGATGATCTCCTCCAGCGCGTCGAGCTTCAGGTCATGCACCGGGGTCCACAGCGGCATGCCGGCCACCGGGTACACGGCGCCGTTGCTGAACTGCAGGGCCTTGTTGGTCATGGCCCCCTGGTTGAACACCTCGACCGACGTGGAGGCGTCGAGCTGGACGAAGAACTCCTTCTCCAGCTGCTCGTACTTCGCGCGGGTCTCGGCATCCATCTCGACCTCGACGTCGTTGACGATGAGGTCGGGCAGCGGGTTGTAGTCCTCGGCGCTCATCTCCAACGTGATGTCGCCGATGAGTTGCTTGATGACGTCCTGCGCGTCGGGGTATAGCTCCTCGCGGAACTGGCCCACCTTGCGGTAGAAGCGGGTCTTGAAGGCGGTCTTCGATGTGCCCAGGCGCTGACCCCTGTCGACCACGAGGTACTGCCCGTGCAGGTCTTTGTAGCCGTTGCTGGCCGGGGTGCCGGTCAGGCCGGTGGACCATGAGAAGTGATCGAGCACCTTGCGCACGGCCTTCACCCGGTCCGTGGAGCTGTTCTTCATCTTGCTGATCTCGTCCCACACGACGCCGTTGAACGGCGGGTCGCGGTCCTTGGCGACGTAGTAGGTCTGCAGCGTCTCGGCCAGCCAGCGCAGGTTCTCGTAGTTGACCAGGTAGATGTCAGCGGGGCGCATCAGCGCCCGGGTGCGCTGGTCCTTGGTGCCCGTGACCATGCTGAAGCGCAGGCCCTTGGTGTGTTCCCACTTCGCAGCCTCTTGGCGCCACACGAGCCGGATGACGCGGATCGGGGCGACGATGAGCACGCCGCGCAGGTAGCCCGTGGACAACAGGTGCGCGATGCTGGTCAGCGTGATGACGGTCTTTCCTAAGCCCATGTCGAGCCAGAGCATCGACTGTGGGTGGGTGCATTGGAAGTTGACCGCCTTCTTCTGGTAGTCGTGGAGCAGGTTGGGGGTTAGCATGTTGCCAGCATGTCGTGAACCATGCGCACCCCGGCCTCCACGTTGTCGATGACGAACACGTTGACCTTGTGGCCGCGGAGGCGGTTGTGCTCGCGCTCCTGCTGGGCCGTGGGCTTCTGCTTGGCCCGCTTGAACTCGCAGAAGAACATGCGCCCGTTGGGCAGGATGAACAGGCGGTCGGGCACCGAGGCGTAGGCGGGGCTGGTGAACTTGTAGACGAGCATGCCCTTCTCTCGGGCATACGCGCACACCTTGGCTTCGATCTGCTTTTCAAGCACGGGTGATCTCCTTTCGATAGGCGTCAATGGCGGCCCGCAGATCGATGCGCAGTTGCTCGATCTCGGCCTTCTGCTTCTGCAGCTTGTCCAGCGCTTCGGTGGCGAACTGCACGAGGGTGTCGTGCTGCCACGCCGCGAAGTCTGGGGTTCTCACTTCAGGCTCAGACACTCGCGAGTCTCCTAGACAGCAACCATGACCAAATCGCGCCGCCAGCCACCTTGGCGACGAACTGCAGTGCGACGATGTGGGGCATCAGTGCGCCGAATGCGATGGTTGGGAACAACAGCGAGTCCACCGCAGCACCCGCCATGTTCGATCCGTTGGCGCGCATCAACCACGATCCACGCAGTCGCGCGAAGGTGGCCCAATCCGCCAGCGCAGCAGCCGTGAACGCTGTTGCCGATGCGACAGCGATCATCCCGGCAGCGGGGTTGAGGATGTAGGTGAGCAGACCCGTCGCGGCGATCAACGAACCCATCTGCCAGATGCGCAGTCGAGTGTGAAGCCAGTCGCGCAACGCCAGGTCCAACCCGATCAACACGAATGCGTTGATCGGACTCACCCACGGCCCCCAGGTTGCGATGGACAAGTTCGCCAGCGTCATGGCGATGGCGTAGACGATGACTGCAATGATGGTGTGATTCACAGGTTCTCCTTGAAGTTGAAGACAGATGGCGCGTTGTGCGCCTCAATGCGCGAGCGCATCACTTGCGCTCGTGCTTCTTTGGTCGGTGGGAGGTAGTTCCCACTGACCCATTTCGTATCGATATTCACACTGCGTCCGATGTTGGTCGAGTCGGCACTGGCGAACGGCAGCCGCGTGAACACCTTGGGATTGAGCATGCGCAGGCCGTGCATCTTGCACAGTGGCCGACCATCTGGTGTACACGCCACCGTCATAGCCTCGGTCATGCGCTTCCACCAAATCTCGTTGCCCACCACCGCGTAATCGCCACTGCTGCCGATGCATATCCTTGGATACTCGTTTACCAGTCTCTCCAGACGATCAAGGCTTTCGTGCATGTGCCAGACAGGAGCACCAAACCACTTGGGCAGCGGGCAGTCGTACAGCAAGAAGTCGTTGTCCAACTCGGAGCCGTCGATGACGTCGGGGATGACGGCGAAGTCACACGACGGGATGCGCCTGCACATCTCGGCCCACTCGTAGAACGGACCCCAATCGGTCACAGGATTGCCACTCCTCCACGCAGAGAACGCACCGTTGTCCACGGCGAATGACTGACACACCTCGACGGCTAATCCCAGTTGCTGGGGGTGGGCGTAGCTGACAAACGCATGACCCCCTTCGATTGCCTTGACCGCGGTTGTCATCGGCGTGATCGGTAGTCCGTGATAGTGAATCATGTCAACCCAAGCGTCAGCTTCTCCACTTCGTTTACGTAGTAGGTAAAGTCCACCGGCAACACGGCGTCCTCGATCTGGTTGCAGACCTGCACGTTCCACCCGCTCTCGACGCCGATGCGACGCCACTCGTCGGGCTTCTTGGCCAGCGGCGGCATGACCTTGGTCAGCGGCCGGCCGCCCTTGGCGATGTAGTACCGGGTGGTGTTCTGGACCTGCTCCTCGCCCCAGAACAACCGGCTGGAGCGCGGCACCTTGGCGCGCAGCATGAAGTCGTGCAGGTCGGGCCACTGCTCCACGGTCTCGCGGATCGGTGCGCCCTCGGCCAACACCTTCTCGGCCACCTTGGCGATGACCAGGCCCCCGGCGTTCTGGTGCCATTCGACATCCCACTCGTAGGCACCCTTGCGCTTGGTGCTGCCGTCCTCGTACACGCCGATGTAGTTGTTCACGTCGCGCAGGAACATGCGGGCGTAGTTGACGCGCTCCAGATTGAGCCCGGTGGCCTGCATCCACCAGGCGCATGCGCTGTCCAGTTCCCCGAGCCGGGCGCGCGGTACGCGCACCGTGATGCCGTCAGTATTGGCCTGCACGACACTCAGCCCGGCGATCTCCATCAGCCGCTCGGCCAGCAGGCACAGCAGCAGTTGCCCGTTGAGCGTGATGCTCATGGTGAACAGCGGGTCATAGAAGACGCTGAAGCGGTTGTTGCTGTCGCCGTAGACCCCGTTGAGCGCGAGCTTGAGCATCGCACTCTCGGCTGACTTCTTGGGGTACTGCTTGCGCTGCTCGAACAGGTTGCGGTAGATGGTGGTGAACTCGCGGCCCAGGTGCGCGGGATGGAACCCGTTGACGATGGCCAGGTTCGGGTAGTAGCTGGTGACGTCCAAGTCCACGATGACGTGTTCATCGTCGGACTCGACGGTGACGGACTCTAGGGAGCCGTGGATACCACCGAGCCCGAAGACGAACGTGAAGCCGTTGACCGTGGCGGTGACGTCCTCGAACACGCCCTTGGTCTCGGTGATCGTCTGGGCTTTGAACCAGTCCAACACCCGGCTGAACTCGGGCTGCTCGAACGTGATCCACGGCAGGATGGCGTCACGCAGCGCGATGCTCGGGCGCGGAGTCTGACGGGGCCTGCGACCATCGGGGCCGTACTCATAGCACTGCACCCCGGCCTCCTCCAGCCGCATGATGAAGTAGTCCTTACCAATCTTGGTGTCGTTGTGGTTCAGGAAGTCGCGTCCGTACTTGGCGCTCAACTCCTCGCGGAACTCGATCATCTTCCGCGTGTGACCGTAGAACCTGACAGTCTCCTCGACGTCGTGCCGGTTGTAGCTCTTGAGCACCTCGACCTGCTCGCGCGTGAGCACGGTGCCCACCGGGAACGGCAAGTCCTCGATGCTGTTCGACCGCATGTTGAACTGCAGGGCCTTGAGACTGGTGGCCCGAGCACGGTTGTCGAAGTGATGGATGCGGTGCAGGTCGATCTGCGGCACGGCGCGGTCGCTGGGCTTGACCTGATGCATCCAGCGGTTGTTCTCATCGTCGCCCGACGCAATGACGGCCATCGCTTTCGCGTACAGCGTCCGGGCGTCGCTGGCGCCCATCTGCAGCAGCATGTGCAGCACCGGGTAATCGAACCCGATGTTGTTGAAGCCCACCATGCGGGCGTCTGTCAGGCTACGCACCCAGGCCACGATGTCGCGGCTCTGGTTCACCCATTCGCTGACCTCGAACTCCCACCAGATCGGCAGATGCGCGTGCCGGGCGGCGAGGGTGAAGACGTTGGGGTAGACCTCGCAGTCATAGGCTATGTCGTGGGTCATCGCAGCCAGTCCGGCATGTCGCTCTTGGCCCCGACTCGGGCCTCGGCGATCAGCATGTAATCGCGGTCACGTTCGACCCCGATGAACCGGAAACCCTCCAGATTCGCCGCCTTGCCGGTGCTGCCCGAGCCCATGAACGGATCGAGCACGACGCCGCCCGGAGGCGTGACGAGGCGGCACAGGTAGCGCATCAGGTCGGTGGGCTTGACGGTGGGGTGGGTGTTGCGGCGGGGGCCGGATTCTGCGGACGGCAGACGCTCGCCACGCGCCACCCGATAGTCTTGATCGGTCCACTTGTTGCCATTCGGGCGGTGGACTTCCGGCATGTGCTCCAACCCCTCATCCCGATCCCGCTTGCTCGCCTTCGCGCAGTAGAAAAACCGGGCTGCGCTGCCACCGTTGTCTCGCGGCTCGACGCCTTCCTCGCCGTCGTTGACCGCGTTGTACAGCGCGCCTTGCGTCCGCTTGCCCGTGGCTCGCTGCTGTCCAGGGGCCTGTGGGAAGCACTCCACCACCTCATCGCTGCCGTCGTGGATCAGGTTGGCGGGCCAGCGGCCTGCGGCGTTGAACTGGCCACACGGATCGCTGCCGCCTTTCTCTGCGCCAACATTGCCAAAGCCGCCCGGTCTCTTTCCGTTGCCCCAACTGCCGCCGCCCTGTTTGCCATGGGCCACCCTGCACCCATCCACATTCAGCGCCCCCGTCCCATGCGTCAGCACGTTCTCAGCCACGGTGCCCACCAGCGGCTTACGGGCGACGGTGATGGGCTCCAGGGCGGGTTTGAGGGCGGTTCCCCAGCCGACCCAGTCACCATCGAGGTTCTTCGACTTCGGAAACCCGCTCCCATACACCCACGCGATCATGTCTCGGATCTCGAATCCAGCATCTTCGATGCGAACGGCCATGCGGTGCTGGGTGCGCGTGCCAGCGAACGCCAGCAGGTGCCCGCCCGGCTTCAGCACGCGGAGGCACTCGCGCCAGACGTCCTCGCTGGGCACGTCGTAGTCCCATCGCTTGCCCATGAAGCTCAGGCCGTAGGGCGGGTCAGTCACGACCGCATCGACGCTGCAGTCGGGCAAGGTGCGCAGCACGTCGAGGCAGTCACCAAAACGAAGGTCGTGGGGCATTACGGTTACCTGACAACGGGGGCCGAAGCCCCCGGGTTACTCACTGCGCCATGAACGGAGGCACGGGCATCATGAACGCCGGGGCCGGCGCGGCGGTGGGTGCGGCCTGCTGCACCTGGCCGAACATGCCCGAGACGTCCACGGCGCCCTCGCCGAACGGCTGATCGTCGCCCGCGAACTGGATGGCCACGAGGTCGCAGCGCACCCCGCGGCCGTGCTTGTTCTCCTGCAGCCACGGCTTCAGCGCGGCATTGACACGGCAGCCGCCGTACATCTTGCGCGTCAGGGCCTGATAGGCCATCGTGTTCTGCGGGTCGATGGGGCTCCCATCGGCCTGGATGATCTGCGGCGGGGTGTCGCGGCCGGCGGTGATGAACACCATCCCCTGATACCCGTCGTAGGGCTGGAAGGTCTTCGAGTTGACCTTCTGGTTGCCGTCGCCGAAGCAGCGCAGCTTGCGATCCGCAGCGATCATCTGCATGACCTGCGCGGCATGCTGCTTCCACTTCTCCAGCGCCATCTCGTTGACCCGGCGCATGAACTGCGCGTAGCCCGGGTGGTCCGCGGGCATGATGAAGTCGGCCGAGTAGGAGACGCGCTCCTTGCCGGTCTCGGGGGACACCTTGCGCTGCGGCTCCACGAGGTGCGGGAACGACAGGCGAACGTTGCTCAACAGGATCACTTCCATGATTACCTCACTGGTTACATCAACCACGCCGGCAGGGCATCCGCCGGCTCCTCGACGGCACTGAACAGCGGTGCCGCATTCGTTTGGACCGCAGGACGCGAGTCCGAGGCCAGCGCGACGACGGGCTTGCCCAGCGTCTTGGCCACGTACTCCTTGTCCAGCAGGTCCAACTGCCTCTTGCTCAACTGCACCTCGGTGCCGTCGCGCTTCTTCCACGTCAGCTTCTCGGCCTTGGCCGGGCTGACGAGCTTGGTCTCGTAGATCGCGCCCTTGGGGATGCCGAACTTGACGAGCTTCTCGGCCATCTCGTCGTCGTTCAGGCGCCACGAGCGCGACGTGCGCCCGTTGACCAGCTTGAGCCCGGGGATCGGGACGCCGGCCTCCAGGCGGCGCTGCGCCTCCTTCTCCACACCATCGAGCAGTTGCCGCATGAGCGGGGCCGCCTCCATGATCTGCACGATCTGCTCGTCGGTCATGGTGGTGGGGTCTTTGTCGGCCGCGCTGACCGACAGGTCCACCCGGTCCACGACCTGCAGAGCCTGCGTCGCCAGCGCGCTGCAGGCGCCCCGGTGCGTGCAGTACCGGCACTGCTTCTCGCCGGGCACCAGCGGCGCGTCGGGCGCATCGGTGGCTGCTGCCCGCGCGACGATGCTCTCCACCACCTCACCAAGCACCCTGGCGATGGAGTATTCGACCGAGCGGATCGCCGCCCCACCCTTGAGCGCGAGCTTCGGCTGGATGACCGTCAGGATCACCTTGTCGAAGGGGTACTGGTCGGGACTGGCGGCCTGAAACTGCGAGAGCACGCCGACAGCATACTGCTCCATCTGCAGGAGTGCCGAGTCCCAGGCGTCGTTCATCCCGTCCTTGTAGTCGATGATCTCCAGCCATCGTTCGCCCAGGTGGTGTATCTGGACGTCGACCGTGCCATCCAAGTCGGTGCGCGACGTGAGCCACTGCGGATCGACGCGCATCTCGGCCGCCACGACCGCGTTCTCCCCCCGGCGCGCGATGTATTTGGTGGCGATCTTGACTCGTGCGGCGCGGTCGGCGTCGATGACGAATTCACCGTCGTGGTCCTTCATCTTGACGCCGACCATCGTGGTCGGATCGGCGCACCCGGCCTTGATGCAGTGCTCCAGCAGGGTGTGACTGTGCGTGCCGTCGATGGCGGACGGGCCGGACGGCTGCTCCGGGTACGCGCGCTCCTCGCGCACGCTCCCGGGGCAGGCCGACCAGCGCACCCGCTTGGACGGTGAGAGCGTGGCGTGGCTCATGCCTGCGCCTTCAGAGCCTCGACGCCAGCGTACAGCGCGGCGTACTGCTCGGGCTTCACGTCGTTGATGTTCGCGCAGCCGAGGTTCACCAGCACCTGCTGAATCTGCGCACCCTTGGCCGGGCCGAGCGCCTGGTAGACGCCCATGACCCAGCCGATCAGCGACTTGGTGTCGCTGAAGGGCAGCGCGGCGGTCGGCGCAGGGGCCGGTGCGGCGAAGGTCGGCGGGGGCGGCATGACCGGGGCCGGGGCGGGCACGGGCGCCGGGGGCGTGACGACCGGCGCGGGGGCCGCTACCATCGGAGCGGGAGCGGGCGTCGGCACGGGCTGAACCGTATCCGTCTTTTGGGACATCACGCCAATGAGCACGGTGATGGCGTGGGTCAGGTCATCGATCTTCTGTTCGAGTGACATACAGGCTCTCCTTCTTTGGGGTTGCGGGGGGATGGATTACGAGACGGTCGTCCAAGAAGGCATCGACCAGTTCGCGGATGACTTCAGCGACTCCACCGTACCGTTCCGCCTTGGCGCGGAACTTCCGGTGGACGCTCGGTAGCATCCGAACCGTTAGAAAAGTGTTTCGCTGCGTCATGGTTGCACATGGTAGCACAACCGTGGTACGCTGCAAGCACTTTCACAAGGAGGTCCGCATGATCGATGTTCGCAAGACCTGGGAGCGCTTCGGCTGGAAGCCGTCGGAGCCCAAGAAGCCCGAGGTGGTCAGCACCCGTGACCTGGAAGAAATCCCGCCCAGCGCGGAGATCATCGTCTGGTTCAACGGGCGTGAACAGGTGCCCGACCACGAGAGCGAGGTGCTGCTGCACTTGCGCTATGACGGTGGCGACGAGGAGATGATGCTCGGCTACTACGACTCCGAGACCGGGTGCTGGCGCTGCAGCATGGGGGTCGAAGTGCAGTCC